CCGTGAAGAGTTTGAAATACCGCATACGGATGTAATTGGATATTATGATGGAAATGAATTAGCTGCCTTTACGCTTGCTTATAAATTTAAGAGTGTGAATAGTGTATGGGCAGATCAGTTTGCTTGGAATTATAAAAATAAAAAGTTAGGTTTAGGGCACGTTGCAAATAAGAATGAGATTGCATTATATAAAAGATTAGGTTATGATTACTATTATCTGGGAGAATCCTCAGATTATAAATCAAAATTACAGGGATACGAAATTTCTAACTTCTTCGACGAATGGCAAAACTAATTGCAAATCTACCAACAAAGAAAATATGGGTACGAAAAGAGTATCTCACTGACTTTCAATCGGGTTTTGGAGAGTTTGTAGAGGGATTATGGGTATGTGCAAAGTCAATACAGGGTCGTGCATTCTATTTTGAAACATATTTACCCGAATATGGGGCAATGTATGATAAATTACCCATCTCTGCTTTTCTCTCACGACCAAAAACACCTGATCCTGATATGGATTTGGTCAATTTACAGTTTTGGAACTGTATGGACTATGATTTTACCGTAATTGTAAAGCAATTCGTTGCTCCAATGGAGTGGGAATGTCGCACAAGGCATTTTGGAAATCAAAAAGGTCAGTATATTTGCACTTTAGACAACTATCATGGTGATTTTGATCAAATTGATGCTTCTACAAGTGAGATGCCTGATGAACATAAGTCATTTAATCTCATCGAATTACGAAATGGGCAGTATTGTCTCTATCCAAATAACCGATGTCGCATCTTTGACACCTCAATGACACCTCAAGATGTTAAAATACCTGATTTTAAGGTATCAACACGTATCTTTGAAGTAGAGAATGATGTTAACTGGGGTCGATTAGGTGATTGTGACGATTATTTCTGGACAACACCCGATGAAAGACGAGAAGAGTAGGTATATTTTACATTGGATACGACAATTATCCAAAATTCGACCAGAATTAGGTAATTTTGCAATATGTCCTTATGCGTCAGGTGCTAATTTTAGCATTCAAGAGCAAAAATTACATCAAATCGTGCCAAATTCCGATTTTGATGTTATAATAAACATAGTTGAAGAGAACATAGACTCAAATTTTTTGTATAATGCAGTTGATGAATACAATCGCAACTACCCTGACTTTAAATTTATTGCAGATCACGGAAAAACCAACACATACATACAAGGAATACAGACAAATAACGGAAAATACAACTTAGTTCTTTGCCAACCACGAAAAGAACTAACAGAAGCAAGAAAAAAACTTGCAAAAACCAATTATTACGATTATTGGGACAAAAATTACCTTGAAGAGGTTCTTGAAGATGACTACAGAATCATTAATGATGAAAAAACACGTTAAAAACGCTCATATGGGCACTCACTTACTAGTTGAAATATACAATGTACCCTTTGATAAGTTAAATGACCTCGAAAAAATTGAAGAAATATGTGTTGGTGCATGTAAAACAGAGAATTTACAAGTTTTAAACACTTATACACATCAGTTTGACCCATATGGAGTAACTTGTCTGATTTCTTTAGCAGAAAGTCATCTCTCTTGCCATACTTGGCCAGAAAAAGGTTGTGTTGCAATAGATATTTTTACTTGTGGAGGCAAAAATCCACGTTCTGTAGCTTGGTGGTTACTTGAATACTTTGATAGTGACGATTATGTAATGAATGATTACACAAGATAATGGCAAACACTTGTTGTTGGTATGAAACTCGCATACCAGAATCTTTAATGAAGAATCTTTTAGATGATTTGGATAGAGTTGATGAAAATATATTCATTAAATCAAAAGTCAATCCACATGATTCAGAGGTTAAGGATAGTATAAGAAAAAGTCAACACTGTTGGATTCCATCAACTCATTGGATAGGAGGATTTTTATGGCATTATATAATGAATGCAAATAAAGATAACTTCTTATATGATATTTCACATATTGAGAATAATATGATACAATATACTCAATATAATAAAGGGGATTATTATAATTGGCATACAGATATGGATATATGTGATATAAATGAACCTGACCAATTAGTAAGAAAATTAAGTTTTACTCTTCAACTTACAAATGATGATGAATATACAGGTGGTGATCTCGAATTTGCCGATTTTGATGATAGTACATATAGATTTTTGGTTCCAAAGAGTCGTGGCACTGTAATAGTATTCGATTCTAGAACCCCACATCGAGTTTCACCTATTAAATCTGGTGTTAGAAAAAGTTTAGTTGGATGGGTTGTTGGAAAAAGATGGAGGTAATGGGTATAAATAAATCTAAAAGTATTAATAATGACGATCAATCGTAAATCTAGAGCATTTAAGGATATAAGTTTGTCTTTCTCACCACATCCAGTGACGAAAGACCTTCCTGTGCTTGTAAATGAGCGAGCAGTCATAAGATCAGTGAGAAATTTAGTTGAAACCATACCCACGGAAAGGTTTTTTAACTCAATTTTAGGAACGGATATTCGTGATACCTTATTTGGCAACTATGATCGTGCTGAAGTAATGATGATCGAAGATCAAATTCGTGAAACTTTGGGTAATTTTGAACCTAGAGTCAGTAATGTTGGTGCTACTGTGAGAGCTAGACCAGATGATAACAATTTAGATATTAGTGTATTTTTTGACATAAATGGATTAGACATACCAACACAATCATTTTCTTTTATTTTAGAACCAACGAGATAATATGCCCTTTACACAGTTTACAAGTTTAGACTTTGCAGAAATCAAAGCACAAATAAAAGATTTCCTTCGTTCAAATTCAAATTTTACTGATTTTGATTTTGAAGGTTCTAACTTTTCAGTTTTACTTGATACTTTAGCTTATAATACATATATCAATTCATTTAATGCTAACTTAGTTGCAAATGAATCTTTTTTAGACTCTGCAACCATAAGAGAAAATGTAATATCACTTGCAAGAAATATTGGTTATGTACCCCGTTCAAAAACCGCTGCAACAGCATCAATTCGTATAAGTGATGTAAATGTCGGACCGACAAATGATAGCACTACAAAGTTTCTTACGTTACGTTCAGGTCTTGTTTGTGTTGGTAGTGCAGAAAATACAACTTATCGTTTTTCAATACCAGATAATATAACTTCAACAAGAATTAGAGATATAGGTGGTACATCATTTGCTCAATTTGATGATCCAATCATAGTTCATGAGGGATCTCTTCTTCAAAGAGTTTATCGTGTAGATACCTCAACAGATCAAAGATTTATTATTGATAGTCCAAATATTGACAGCTCAACACTCAGGGCATTTGTATCAGGTCCTGCTGATGTTACTATTGGAAGAAAATATAGTATGGTTGATAATATATTAAATATTGATAAAAATTCTGAAATATTTTTAGCACAAGAAGTTCAAGACGAAAAATATGAAGTATTATTTGGTGATGGTTTATTTGGTCGTAAATTAGAAAATAATTCTGTTATCACAGTCAGATACATTGTTACTGATGGTGAAACTGGAAATGGTGCATCTAACTTTAGTTTTCAAGGAACATTTACAAAAAGCGATGGAACAATATTTACACCCTCTGATAGTGTTTCAGTAACTACCGTTTCAAACGCTTCTAATGGTGCTGAAGTTGAAGATGTGTCGTCTATTAAGTATTTTGCTCCAAGACTTTATTCAGCACAATATAGAGCAGTTACACCAAGGGATTACGAAGCTATAATTGGTACAATTTTCCCTCAAACTGAATCTGTTTCTGTTGTTGGTGGAGAGGAATTAGACCCACCACAATTTGGTAAAGTTCAAATTAGTATTAAACCAAAAAATGGAACATTTGTATCAGATTTTGATAAATCTCAAATAAAAAATAAATTAAAAAATTACGCTATTGCTGGTATAAATTCTGAAATAGTTGACTTAAAAATACTATATGTAGAGATAGACACAACCGCTTATTATAATCCCTCTCAAATAGCATCAGCATCTAATTTAAGAACTTCAATTATAAACACATTAAATTCATACGCATCTAATGTTGAATTAAATAAATTTGGTGGTAGATTTAAATATAGTAAAGTCAGTACAATGATAGACCGTATTGATAATGGAATTACATCAAACATTACAAAAGTAATCATCAGAAGAGATTTGAAAGCATTATTAAATCAATTTGCACAATATGAACTTTGCTTTGGTAATAAATTTAATATAAATTCTGCAGGATATAACATAAAAAGCACAGGATTTACAATTAATGGATTTAATGATACTGCTTTTATTACTGATGTTCCAAATAAAAATGCTTCTGGAAATTTAGATGGTAGTAATCTAGGC